CCTGGATAAAAAACAATCGATTGCGGTAGGTCCACACGTAGGTGAGCCCGGCGCCGTTAGCGACGGCCGCAGGGCCGCCAGCGGGGCCGGTGATCTGGTCGGCGTTGTAAACCGTCCACGTCGTGCCGTCGAAATAGAGCGGGAAATCGCCGGCGTCGTTTACGACGAGCATGTGGTCGCCGGCCGCATTGCTCAATTGCGCCGCGGCGTAGTTGCCGCTCGCCTGTCCGCTTTTGACGAGGACCGGCGTCCCCGTCGTTACTTCAAACATCTTGGTCTTCTGCCCCGCGAACATCTTTTGGACGGCGTTGCCGCCGACGTATTCGAAAGCGGAGACGACCTCCTGCCGTGAGGGATCGGGCCGCGGCGGCACCGGCGTATCGAGGGCGTGGAGGTCGCAATAGAGAGCGGTGCCGCCGCGCAGCTTGCAGCCGCGCAGCGTCGGCGCCCAGTTGTCCATCACAACCGCGCCGAACGGCTGCATGTAGGCCTCATTCTCGGACTGAATGAGACCGCGCGTCGGCGCCGGCAGCGTGACTGTCTGCAGCGACTGCGCGTATTGCTGCGGGACGGGCTGTCTGCGGAATAATGCGTAGGGCATCTAAGGCCCCCACTCGTTGGTGCCCTCCGGGCCTACTGGCCCCTGCGGCCCTGGAGGTCCCGGCAGACCTTGCGGCCCGGCTGCGCCGGCTGGGCCGGTCGAGCCAGGGACGCCGATGGCAATTGCAGTGATCGGCGGCAGCTGCCATTGCGAGAGCGGCAGGTTGCCGATGATGACAGGCGCCGGCTGATCAGATCCCTCGCGCTCGGCGAGCGCCCGCTCATAGTTCGCCATGTCCTCGGCGTAAGGCGATCCCTTGTTCGCTTTCCACTGCCAGATCATCGCGAGTTTCAGCAGCCGCTCGTCGAGCATAAATTCATCATCGTCGGACAGGAACCTCGAGCCAGTGCCGCCGCTGGCGAGATCGATGATCTGGTTAGTCAGATAGTTGAACGTCACCTTCTGGCCGGCGGGCACGCCGGGGCGTATCTGCAGCTGCTTTTTCAGGATGATCCAGTTGCCGGGTGCGAACCAATAGTTGGCATTGAGACGCCGCAGCCACTCGTCGTTCGAAGCGATGAACTGCAGCGGCGTCTGCGTCATGGTCGACATCCAGACGTTGCTGTCTTGGAGCATGCGCTGGTAGTTCGCTGGCAGCGGAAACGCGGTCGTCAGTGGCGGCTCCGGGTCAGCCATCGGCGGCGCGTTGAACGTCATCACCTCGGTCAGAGCCGTCCATTCGCAGGTATTCCAGGCGATCCGCTGGGCCATCTCATTCGCGAGCGCGAGCAGCTCCTGCTGGGTCCGTTGCGCCGGCAAGTTGCTGAAGACGCTAGAGACCTGCTCGACGCCAATGACCTGACAGACCTGCTGCACCACATCGATGAGAGCCATCAGCTGCTCCGATCAGAGGTCGGCCGGCTGCGAGCGCACCGACATCGCCATTAGCTCGAGCGTATTGCGCGGCAGCGCGCCATGCGGCCGATGCCCCGTTTGCGCCTCGACGAACTCGCACAGTTGCTCGGTCGACATCGCCTGGAACTGCTCGTCGACGGCGGCGCGCTGCGGCATCATCGAGCGCAGCTTCTCAAGGTCGGTCTGCATGACCTGCATCTGGGCCTTGAGCGCCTCGTTCTCATCCATCGCTTGGCGCGCCGCAACGCCGTTGCGCGCGTTCTCCAGATACTCCTGGGCCCTGTTTTTCAGATCGCGCCCGCCCGGGCCGAGGTTTTTCAGTTCCTGCCCGTCGACATGCGCCAGAGCTTCCACGGTAAAGATCGCAAGCCCGTTGAGATTGCTCATCTGCGCAGGCGTGACGAACGGCGCCATCGTCAGCGGCGTGCCGGTGCGGGTCTGCTGCATGTGGTTCTTGAACTGCGCATATTGGCGCGGGAACCGCTCAGCATAGGTGCGCGATCGCTGCTCGCCGGTCAGCGGATCGATCACCCAGTCGGAGTGCGCGTTCGCGGGGAAGGGTTTGATGTCGATCGAGCCGGGCAATCGGATCAAACAGATCTCGCGATCGTCGACGATCGGTCGCCCCGCATGCGAGGACTTTGCTGGGTTCGGGACGGTATCGTCCTTAAAAACGACGAGCAGGACGTCGTCTGGATTGTTTTGCTGCATCAGCATTGCGTTGCTCCTAAAAGGTGGGGACCGCCGTCAGCCAGCTGGGGTTTGTCGGTGAGACCGCGGTCCCCTGGTTCCCGGGCAAAGCGTGGGACTGCCCGGAAAGGTTTGTTAGCGTCCCTTGCGCCCCTTTTTGGTCGGCTTCGGCTTCGGTTTGCGGGCCATGATTTCCTCCTCGGCGGCCTTCCGGGCCGCGATAGCTTCTTCCCTGGTAGCGAAACGTCCGAGATTTTTGGTCTCGCCGCCGCTCGTTATCTGCGCCATCCACTTGCCGCGCCCAGCATCCCAGGAGATGCCGTACTGGCGCTCCTCGCGCGCGGCAGTTTCGGACGATGCATCGCGACCATGATTAGGATGATAGCCGTGGCTGACCTCAGCCGCCTTGCGCGCAGCGATGGCTTCCTCCAGGCTGTCGAACGCCCCACACCAGAGTTGACGGCCATCGGCGTAAATTATCGCCACCCATTTCTGCCGATGGAAGAAAACGCCGTGCGCCCCTGATGTGTTATCGTCTCTCAAGCGTGTGTTGCGGCGATTGTCCGACGCCGTCACCGAACGCAGGTTCTGCCACTTGTTATTGCTGCGGTTGCCGTCGATGTGATCGATTTCTTTGGGTTCTTCCCCGGTCATCAACTTCCAGATCACACGGTGGGCCAGGACATACTGATAGCCGAGACGGCCGCATCGGTAGCCTACATTGACCTTGGTCAGCGCCTCCTTATCAGCAAAGCGGCTGTTCCACTGGTTACACGCATGTTCCGCCGATCGGCTACTATCGGACACCCCGAACATCCCCTTTGACCTGGCCTTCCAGAATAAGCGCCCCGTCCCGGGCTCGTAACGAAGCAGCTTTTTCAGCTCTGCCTGCGTCGGCAGTGCATTTGACCTCGGCATTTTGTCTCCTCCTGTTCTGGGTGTGCCATTTGACACATTAATCCAGAACAGGAGCCGTTATCACCCTTCGCAATATCCGCTAAGCTGCGGGATTACTGTCGTAAAATCTCCAGTTAAACAGAGGATTGGTCATCGCTAATTCCCCCATCCATCCTATATATTGAGCGATGGCATCCTTATCTATTGGCACTTGACCTTCGCCAGGGAATAACGGATCGAAGTTACGCTCGGGATTGTATCGGACGCGGAACGTGTCGCTGTTCAATCCAAACGTCGTATTCGCCGGCATGTTACTTCCGATGCCACCATCGAGGACGATCTCAGCCCGCTTGCCTCCTCCGATATATTCCAGAGCCGTGAAGCCGAGCTGCCCGAGCGCCGTTTGGTTAGTCTGTCTCTGAATGGCGACCGTCGCCGCGTCGTATGCGCTGAAATGTTCGGGGCTCATGATCAGCACGTCGGCATAGTCGCGACCGCGCGACTGCTTGGTCATGATTGCATTCAAGAACGGCCGGATCGTCGTCGAGTTGACCTGCGTGCCGATCGTGGTGAATGCCGACTGCGCATCGAACGTCTGCGTTCGCCAGATCGTCGCGCTGCCGCGATCGATGCCGGCATAGGTGCCGCTGGTATTGACGATCGGCACCGCAGCGCCGAGGCCCGTCATCTGCTTGCCGCCGTTTGCCGTGCCGTCACTATAGAGGCCGGCATCAAACGTATCTTGGAGGGACTTCTCAGCGGCCTCCATGTACGCCTTCAGCACCGGGATCAGCTGATTGTCGCCCCTATTGTTTAATATTTCTTGGTACGACAGGATGATTGGCACCACGACCATCTTGGGGTCGTAGTAACAATCGTTGAATAGGTCTAGTGCGGCATTTATCAGCTGATCGTATCCAGAATACCACTGCGCTGTTTGCTTAGCGATCTGCAGTGTCTGGCGGATGCGCGGGCCTGAATAGGTCTCCCAGTAACCCTTTCGCTTAGTCAGCGCGAGCAGCGCGTTGTTGTTACTTACGAGGTCTTGATATTTCGGTTGCCTGTCTTCCAGCGCCATCGACAAGATTTGCTGATACGCCGCATTCGGATTGATATTCGCCATTTGTCAGCTCCGAAACGATTGTTCAGAGCGACCCCCTCACCCTTCGGACTGCATCGGTGATGCTGTCCTCTAAAGTTCGCTCCTTGCCCGCACGCCGCGGTGGCGATCTCCCATTAGCCTGGGAAGACGAACCGGATGGCGCGCCATGAATGGATCTGTCGCTGCGGGTTTGAACCGCGGGCGCGGGTGCGCGGGTTTGAACCGCTGCTGTATTAGTAGCCGGGTGCAGGAGCTCTGCACGCCGATACGCGACTTCCAGATTGTATTTGCTGGCTGGTAGCTCAGCGATGATCGTCTGGCCGAGTTCGTCGATGCGTGGATGTGTCTCCGCAAAGCGGTTGACCACCCTGCTCATCTGGCGGCGTCGGTTCGCGTATTGCTGGCGAGCGTACATCTGACGCTGCATCTCAGCAAGCCGCGAAACTTGCTGCGCTAGCTGATTGATCTGCAGATTGTGCGCGCCTTGGACATTGCGCGAGCGCACCTCGTTAAGCTGTTGCGGGCTCTGGGTAGCGACGTAATGGCAGATGTCCCGGAACGTAATCTGATGCCCGTCCTGGGTCCTGAGATTGAGGTTGTGGACGATCACGTCTAAGCCGCCGAGCGGATCGCCGCGGAGCTTGTCCTCCATTGTCTTGTAATTACTGATAGCCCGGCCAAGCGTCGTGCCTTGCGACCGCGCCAGGTCGTAGAACGGCCGGAGCTCGCGCATCGCGTCGAGGTCGGGCTTAGCTCGCTGGTAGAACTGGCCGAAGTCGTTATGCATCTTGTGCACGGCCCCGCGAATGCTCTGCGGGGTCGCGTGCCAGTCGGCCGCGTGCGCGATGTTCAGGCGCCGCGGCGGCGGCTCGCGATAGGGATCATTGGCCGGCAACGGATTGACCGGCGCGGCGCCAGGCTGCCCCTGCTGCGCCGGCTGCTGCCGCCGCGGCTCTGCAACTGGACGATCTGCAGCCTCATCGCTTGATCGAGCGTCCGCCAAGGGTCCTTGCGGACGCTCGATCAAGCGATGA